CTTCGCTTCCAATTCTTTTTGCAACTTCATAACGAACACCAGATTCTTCATCCTTCATCATCTTTGGAAGATATTTTGGATCAATTCTTTTTGCAACTTCATAACGAATATAATAATCTTTATCATTCATCATCTTTGGAAGATGATCGACCGCAATTCTTTTTGCAACTTTCAAACGAACTTCCCAACTTTCATCATTCATTGATTCAAGATCAGGTTTTATTTTTAAAAGTCTTAAAAGATTTTTAATGATTTTTCTCATTATATATTTTTTCATCTCGACGTAGGCGCCAATGAATTAATCTTGATAATTGTCGATGACTCATTTTATCAATGTCTTTTTTAAGATTTAAAAAATTAGCAAGTCTTTTTAAACTAAGATAATCGGCATACAATAAATGTTTTTTACTAATAATCATTTAAAATAGTATTTTAAATTTTGTATTTGGTGCTTAATAACGTTGAATCCCCAAATACCAAATAGGGATGATATTAAAAATCCAACGGCCACCCATGGTAATAACAAACAAACAATTATAAAATCAGATAATAAATGCATCATAATCACGCTACCTTTTCTCGGTCCGCCCGTTGGGATTTGAACCCAAAACCTATCGCTTATAGGGCGATTGCTCTAACCATTGAGCTACGGGAGGAAAATTCACTCAGTGTCAAATTGAAACTCTTTCACCAATTTTGAAAGAACATTTTTTCCTTTTTTCTTTGTTGGGTTTATACCAAATTCTTTAATAAAAAGTTCAATTAATTCTTTCTTTACACCTCTTACGTTTTTTACATTTTTTCTTTTAATTTGAAATGAAAGACCTGTTAAAATATATGCATTACATTCATCATTGATTACATCAGGATGATATCCCATTTCCTTGATACTTGTCTTAAATTTTTCAAGATCGTATTTACTTAAAATCGTATTTACTTGCTCGGCGTATTTTGCATTTGTGAAATACAATGCATGAATAATTTCATGGGCAATTGTTTGTTCTTGATCACTGGCATTTGCATTTTCATATGTTGCAATTACATAAAAACGATGATGCATTCCAGCAAATAACGCAAGAAACTTCTCTTCTTTTCTTGTTAAGTTTTTAAAAGAACCATTACAAAATTGTTGAAATACAGACGATGGGAAATTAAATCCAGACCAATCTTCGTAATATGAAAAAGTACCATGTTTGGTTGATGTTACATACCAGTCCATAAATTCTTCTAAATCAAAAACCTTATTACGAAATTCTGGTGATTCGTAATGTTCTTGAAATCGAAGAAGCGATGACGTCAATTTATATTGAGTCTTAAATCTTACATGATAAATCTCAAAAGGAGAATCAATATCATTTGCATTTGCCATATGATTAACCCTAATATAAAAGTATCATAATTTACACATTATGTCACAAAATCATGCCCCATCGCAATCAATTGTCACTTTCATAACCCTTAAATTCTTGAGTTAAACGAGATAATTCTTTAAGACCATTAAGTTTTGTTTCTTTGTTGAATTGATCAAGTTTAATTTGATCAAATTCGTTTTTGTAAAATTCAATATTTTTTCGTAATTGAACTAAAGCTAGCGCTTCTTTTTGTTGTTGACTTCGTACGTAATCTGGATTGTGAAGTGGATCAATATCGTCGTCGTAATTAAACTGCCCGAGTCCTGCCCGCCAAACTGAATAAAGAGAAAAATCAGACATGACTTCTTTTTCGACGTCTTTATTTAAGAAGAAAATATTTTTACGAATCATTTTGTGTACCTCTTATATGCTTTCATAACCTTGGGATCAACATCACTTTCATCCCGAAATCTCATGTAAACCGGAAATCGTGCTTTTCCCTCTTTCGTCAAACCGTCAGTCGTTAGAGGATCGGGTTGGGCTTCAAGTTCACATATCTTTCCAATGTACGAACCCGGACCGACCAATTGAATTTCGGCTTTGAGTTTATCAGAAAATCCACCACCCAAACGAGTGATCACACCATTTGGCAAAACAACTTCAAATCCACCAAACAAACCTTCACGTTTGGTTCCGTGGCGACCTTCATAATGAGCCACAATTACACCCTCGTAAGTAACACATGGCTTCAATTTCAAAATATTTGAACTACGCTTAAATTTATATTTCGTTGCAACATTTTTAATCATCACACCTTCATATTCATCATCCATACATTTTTGAAAATATGAAAGTAAATCATTTTCATTTGTGACAGTAACTCCTGGAACTTGCACAATAGGTGAGTTTTTTGGAAGTAATTGAATTGCTATAGCAACATTCAAAATTCTTTGCGAATAGTTTGGCGAATTAATTGTGTCTTGTTCCTGCCAGATTTTAAGATCCAACATATCAAACACATGATATAACATATCACTATCATCATGCTTAGTTTTCTTTGACATCATAATCGACGCCGAAGTATTCCAATCGTTCGATGCGGCGATACCCTCGCCGTCGAATACAACGTTGTCAAACGCTCCTGCCTCGAGGCACGCCTTAATTTTAGGAAGCGTATCAAGAACAGATCCATTACGAGTGTACATCGTAACGATACCTTTTTCCTTTACGGCGATGCAGCGTAATCCATCAAGTTTTGGTTCAACTCGTACAGGATATGTTACCTCATCAATAAGTTTAATTCCCTCCCCGTCAACAAACGTGCTTTTGAGAGTCTCGGCCAAAGCAACCTCGAAACCTTTAATGGTTCCTGGCCAAACTTTGTTGACGGTTGTTTGCACACCACATCTCATGTTTTTCAAAAGAATTCGTTGACACCACTTCTGTTCAAGATCGGTGCAATCACTCATGAAACTAACGACAAGTGACTTCGCGGCATTTCCTGTAACTTTGCGTGACGAAAGATCAAAAAGAATTTCATAAACGAATTTCGTAAGTCGTTCATCGTTATGATAAAAATTAATTCTTGTTAGTGGTTTTGATCCAGGCATCTTGAATTTGTTTACATAATAAACAACATAAGGATCTCCAGCCGCGAGAAATACATCTTTTAAAAGTTTGTTCTTTTTATTCTTTTGAAGAATTTCTTTTTTCGCCAACGATCCCGGCGTTTGTTCAAGTTCTTCAAGAATATCAATTATGCTTTTGTCCATAATTCAAAGTAACATATTTACGGTCTTTTTTTCACCGTATTTAAAATATAAATAATATATTGAAAATAAGGCATTTCAGGTGATAAATTTATTGTCATTTTGCACTACTAGTAATTTTCGGGCTCGATATGCTATCGAATCAATGTCATTTGATAATTCTTCAAACAGTTCCCACTCTTTGTTCAAGAGTTTAAAACAAGCGTCATAACTATTTTTACCAACCATTCGCACAGTTTCTTTATTATGTGCAATGTGTTCCGGGTGCATTGTCATTGTGTATAAAGACCAATCACCGAGGCGCTGATATAATTCAAAATTTCCTGATTTTAAAGCATCATAATAAGATATGACAATTGAATTTTTACTAAAATCATTATCATAATTTATGTTTTTAAATTGTGAATAAACACTAATAACATAAGCCTTTGTTTCATCTGAACACTTTAAAGAAATTAATCTTTCTGAAATCCAGGTATTCAAATTGACTATTATTTCCATTTAAATAAATATGTTAGAATTACATAATAAAAATGTTAAACAATTGGAGGGTTAGAGATATCCTTCTTTTTACGTCTTGTTTTTAGATGACCTTCAGATGTCTCAGGTGCCACTTGCTTTTCATCATCACCGTCTTCCAAAACAACAATTCCTTGCGCCGGGTCCCCATTGACGTAACTAGTGAATGGTAATTTAGTTAATGTTGGTTCGGCATTAAATTGATGTACATCAACTTCAATCACAACAACACCCTCAGAGGGATTTGAAACTGCAACAAGATTAAGTGCGATGAACTCTTTTTCATCAGGTGCCCCAACACCCATACGTTCACAACGTAATACTAGACTTTCATATGTTGTAATACCAAATTCATTTAAAAATTGTCGAAGTGTAAGTTTACGTCTACGTAATAAATCGGCCAATTTAATTTTTGGTAAATTTTTAAGTTTAATTATACTCATATAATCACATCATTTCTTGTGTCTAATATAACTATTCACGAGAATAAAATAAATTTTAAGACCGATTTAAGGTGTTGGTTGAAAAGGAAATGGTGATACAATAACCCTTGGTTCAATATATACAGGTTTAACAGTATCGCCGGTAGGATCTTTACACATCACCCAAGTACCTTCTGCGCTTGATGGTGAAAATAATCCATTGGGATCTGCTTGAGGCAACACCCCTGAGCTATTTGACCCACCACGGGCGAATTTTTGTGGATTAGTAAATTGTGTTGCAACTGGAAGACCGTACCCTATGGATATACAAACTAATTGGCCAATTTTCCCAGTCATTTCAGACACAAGATACGTATATGTAACAAGACCGTCTTGGTCGCGTAATTCAATGATATCTTTCATTAATCGTCTCTCACGAAAATTCTTTATTGAAGGCATTCCAATTGATGACGTACTTTCCATTAAAATGGCTTCTTGTTGTTGCTGTTGAATTATATCTGATGACTGTTCACAGCTACTCATTCCAATACTAAAAAATGCTAATATCAGTGTTGATAATAATGACTTTTTCATTGTGTTTTTTCTTCACGAAGATGTTGAATAAATGTTTTTAAATCATAAGGCAATTTATTTTCATCAAAATCTGCCACTCGGTGCAAAATAATTGCCCCAAGTGCTCGTCGTTGTTCTTTATCTGATCTAAAATAAGCAAATTGCATATTTTGTAACTCTTGTATCATTCCTTGGTTGTATGCTTTTGATTGTTCAAAAACTTCCCTTCGAACTGACTCTAGTCTTGGACTAAAATATTTAGTAAAAGCCAAATTATTTGCGCCAGCCAACCAATAGGACCCAAGAGCCAATCCCACAGCAAATACAATTACGTAAAAATCATCTTTTTTCATTTTCTTTGATCCTCTACAATATGAAGTAAATCAGCAATTCCTTGCTGAAAACTAGGCGACTTTGCAATTTCGTTAATTGCCGTTTCAGATGTTTTAATTTTTCTTTGTTCACAAATTGCAATTGCAAATTTTCTCATGACACGCAAGACATAATTTCTTGCTGATGAGTGATTCATGACAAATCCGATTTCTGACATTGTATCTGCAATTTCACGATAATTAACACCATCGTCTTCAATCACAGTTGAATACCCGCGGTTAACCTTTAATCCCTTTTTAAGTGTCATTATATTAATGTTTCTTTCTATTTTTAATTTTGTAAGGATCAGATGCTGGATTGGTGTGCATTTTTACGTTTGTAACGTACATCCATTTTGGAATTTCTCCATAAAGTGCCAATGAAATTTTCTCAACATGTGTATTATCATACACAATAAAAACCGGTGTATCAAAGGTTCCCCGTTGATCATAACAATAAATTGGTGATGACATTTATTTCTTTCTTGAAAAATTTCTATGTTTTTTAGAAAATTGAATTGGCTCTGAGGGTTTTTCAGTCGGCGGCGTGGGGGCCATTGTTCGATGTGGATATTGATAAAATTTACGAGACTGAAGTTCAGTTAAACGTTGATTTAAATTATTTTCAATTTCTTTTGCCGAATTCGCACTTTTAATATCTTTTACTGAGCGCGAAATCAACATCGCACTAAATCCTATTGCTAATATTACAAGTGCGATACCCCCAGCATAACACAAAATAATAAGTGCGCTGTGCAAAGAAGAATCCATTTATTCAATTCCTTTTCCATTAATTACGTTTTGTAATTCGCTGGAAGTAATTGGATAGAGTTCATCATTTTCAGCATCTTCAACAAGACCAAAACGTAGACGTAAAATTGCTGCCTCTTTTAAAGATAATCCCGCAAGAACAGTTTTCGTAATTTCAAGTAATTCTTTTTCGGCGATGACCTCAAATGGATTTGATGAAGTTCGATGATCTTCGATTTTATCTTCGATTTTATCGCCCTCGCCACTTGATGAAATTGGTTGTTGTAATGAAACGATCGATCTGCCAGATTGTAATGTTGCTTTTACAACAGTTTCACTAGCATCGATGAGCATCATAATTTCTTCTTGCGAGGGTTCACACCCCATTTGTTCACGATACTCAGCAGTGGCTGCCATGATTTTACGTTGAACGCCGGCGGCGTGGGCGGGCAATCTAATCATTCTTTTACGCTTAAGAACATGTTGACCAATTGCTTGTTTGATCCACCATGAAGCATATGTTGAAAATCTAAATCCTCGCTTCCAATCAAATCGCTCAACCGCCTTCATTAGACCAATATTTCCCTCTTGAATTAAGTCTTCAATTGGTAAATTATGTCCTTTATAATGTTTGGCGATAGAAACAACAAGTCGTAAATTACATTCAATAATTTTCTTTTTTGTTTTTGCTGCTAAAACAACATCATCTTTTTTGTCAATTATTTGAAACAATTCAACAAGTTCAGGATGTTTAAGTTGGGGAAATTTTGACAATGAGTTCAAATACAAGGAAATTGTATTATGTGTATCAGGCGTTTTGTTATTATGCACAATGCCGCTGGCCACCACCGCCCGTTGTGTTTGATCACCATAATCAAACGAATCATTTTCTTGTTTATTCATACCTGTTGAAATCCTCAGATTGTTTAAAATTGTCAAAATCAACAATTGGCAAACGAGACTCTTCGGCAATAAAAATACGATCTTGTTCGCGGATTGCATTCATATATTGATCATGCGAGTCCCGTCGAATACGCCTAATTTGCATTTCACGTCTGACAAATGAAATTTCATTGTCCCACTGTGTTGAATCATATCCATGATCAACCACTTTGTTGTGATCTATTTCAAGATCTTGAAGACGCTTAAAAAGATCTTCATCCAACATTGTTGCCAACACATCCATGTTTACAACGTCCGGGAAAGGTACAGGGGATTTAATTATCACCGCAGGCTTCTGCCAGGGGCGATGTTGCGATTGTTTTTCATAATCGCTTGGGTGTTCGTAAGAATCTGACTGAGATGTTCGTTGCGACTTTTTGTTTTTTGCCACTTTTTAGTAACCTTGAATAAATAACCGTTGATAATATGTGGCTTATGCCACCGTTGAATCAACCTAATCATTATTATGTGTCTTGTACACAAATAAAAAATTAATAATTCAATTTAGATTTTTTCTCTCTGCTGGCTCTGGATCACAAAATTGTCCCAATGACCTTTTGTGAGTTTGAATTTTGCATGTATTTCTAGATTGAAATCCAATATTTTGATATGTTGCTTCATGAGTTAAATTGCCACCAAATGTATAATAACACCCAGAAATAATAAAAATAATCGTTAGTAATGCAAAATAATAAATTTTCATAATAGAATATCAAATATCAAATAATTCAAATATTGTAAATGGTAGAGGAAAAGAGATTTGAACTCCTATAAACTGGGTCAAAGCCAGTTATCTTAACCGTTAGATGATTCCCCTATAAAGTATTAATTTACGTTGTTAATTGTTATTGTTAATATTTGACGCCCTCGGACGAGAAAATGGGACTCGAACCCATGAATACCTGCTTCAGAGACAGGGGCATTAGCCGCTATGCAATTTCCCGAAATGTTTTATGTGCCGTATGTAAAATTTGGATCTTCACTGGCTAATTTTGACATACCTTTTTGTTCTTGATCTTTTTGATCACGAAAATCATTTAACATTTTTGTAAATCTAGGATCGTCTTCGGAAAGTTTTTCTATGTCATTATTGTTTAATGTTTCTTCAAGATTTGCAACTGTTGTTCTAGTTGAATAGGCACGATGTAAAGTTACTCTACCTTGATTTATAAAAGGCCAATTGATTGTAGCCATTCCAGCATCATCAATGTTTGTAACTTTAATTAACTTAGCTGTCAACGGCACAGCTGCACCCGAAATTGCATCCCCACTTCCTACAATAAACCAATCACCAACGTTTATTGAAGATTGTCCTGTTCCTGTAACTTCATCACTTGCTTCTTTGATTAATTTTCTAAGAGAACTAATTTTAATTTTCATAATCATATATATTTCGTTAAGTAAAAAAATTGGCATATGTGGTAGGACTCGAACCCACGTTTTTTGGTTTTGGAAACCAATGTCTTAGCCGCTAGACGACACACATATAAATAATAGCCCCACGTATGGGAGTTGAACCCATTTCACTTGCTTGACAAGCAAGCCGCATAATCCGAACGCGTCACGCGGGAAGTGGTGGAGTCGATCGGTTCTGCCCCGACTACCTCCTGTGTGCAAGACAGGCGCTCTCCTAATTGAGCTACGACCCCATGGTTGCGGATGATGGATTCGAACCACCGACTTCTAGGTTATGAGCCTAGCACGCTTCCTCTGCGCCAATCCACAATAATAAAAATATTTTCACTTCACAGTTAGGGCTATTTGTGTAGCTGCTGTTTGTGCCGAGGATGTTTGTCACGCCTAAACCCCCTTATTCGGCCTACAATTAGTGTTACTTATATTTTGGTGAGCTCGACAGGACTTGCACCTGCACATCGTCTCCTTAAAAGGGAGCTGCTTTTCTGTTTAGCCACGAACTCAAACATTTTATGCTTTCACCTTATAAGCCATATTCGATTTTGGATATCGGGCAAACCCTCTTTTACGAGAAGTTACTTACATAAATTTATAAAATTTTCACCTTACCTTATTCGGTGTGATTGGATATGTGACAAAGCACAATTTATCCTTACACTTATTGGTTACTAATTTTGGTGTGTTTGATGAGACTTGAACTCATAATCTTCTCGTTAAGAGCGAGTTGCTTTTATTCCAATTTAGCTACAAACACATGGCTGGCACGGCAGGATTCGAACCTACATGACCCTCATTAACAGTGAGGTGTATTTCCAGTTATACTACACGCCAAAAAAATCTCAAATATTATTGAGACATGGAGCGCCGAGATGGATACGAACCACCATATTCTACCTGAGTGGTAGACGTTTTGCATTTAAACTACCAGCGCATAAATTACAACATAAATTCAATTTTCAACGAACAAAGAAATTTTCATTTCTTGGTGGTGTGCCTGAGAGACGAACTCAGATGGTCTAAGACAATCGGGCTACAACCGATCCCCGATCCCTACGGGTCTAACACACCAATACTATACAACATTTCATGCTTCTTACATGAGATGGATTTGAATTTGTTTCTTCTTCGCCATCCCGTTGTTTACGGGTAAGCGGCCCCGCAATTTAGATTTCCTTATTATAATCAAGGGCATTATTTTGCCATTGAATATTCTGTTTCTTAATTTTTGCGTTTTTTAGTAACATATCGTATCTTTGTTCTGGTCGACTAGATGAGATTTGAACTCATAACCTCTCGATTATCAATCGAGTGCTCTAAAACCATTTGAGCTACCAGTCGGTAGGTTGATACTAATTATACCATGTAAATTGGTATTGTTTCACTTTTTAGTAAAAATAATTTAATGACCGTCAGCACTATCGTCATATTGGGCCTTTGTAAGGTCGTCCAAAGCATTGATAACAGCAATTAATGCAAGACCTAAACGTAATCCCGCTTGAACTTTAGGAGATTTAAGTGTTGACCAAATCCCTGTTGATGATACGTCAGTGAGAGCCGATGAAAGATGTTTTAGAATTTTCATAAAATGTTATAATACACCTTATACAACTAGGCGTCAATTTATAATAATTTATTTTCTGTCGATATTTTTGAAACAGCGTCTTGCTCTCTGTCTTTTGGATCAATGTCATGTGATGATTTAGGTTTGTCTTCATCAACGTTAACATCAATATCAACTGTGTCTAAATCAAGAGAAGAACTTTCTTCGCCTTCGCCACCCTCGCTGGAATCTTCGCCAGAAGGGGTTTTCATTCCAATATATTCAAAGGCGTCTTCCGGTCTAAATGGATCGCCATCTTGTCCCATAGGTCTTCCAGGTGATTTATACCAAAATGAATGAATATCAGTTCCTCGAGGAACTTCATAATCATAAAAACCTTTGGGCGGCTCATAAAAATCCATTACTGAATTTCCTTTGCTAGCCGCCACAACAAATGCTTCACGAATTAATTTACGAAGTTGTGAAATACGAATTTTCATAATTCAAAATTAAAACGTTGCGTTTGCCATTTTTATTTTACCAACCCCGGCCGCAGCATACATTTGTAGTGCTTGCTCGAATTCATATTTTGTAAATTTGTTATTTGTTTTTACATTTTGATAAAGTAAAGTGACGAATTCATTAATATCTTCATCATCAAGTAATTTTTGAAGTTTATGATGAAGTGGCGCTTCGTTTTCGTTATCAGTTTCATCAAGACTAAGAACACTACCCATACCACCGGGCGTGCCGAGTTTATTTTTGTCATCATCGTCTAAAGGTTCGCCTGAATTTGCCGCCCAAGCACCGGGAACAACTGCTTCTTCTTTGATAATTGATTTAAGTTTTTTAATTGAAATTTTCATTACAAATTATTTCCAAGCTGCAATTGTTACACCAATGACTACGATAAATATACCAATCATTGACTTAAGTTCAGGTTGCTCACCCAAAAATAAACTTGAAAGCATGAGTGTTATTATTGGTGAAATGCTAATTAGAGATGTAATTGCCCCAACGTCATTTCCCCCGCGCAGAGCGAACATAAATGCAATTGCGCCAATGATATTGAAAAAACATTGTACAATAGAATACGCCACACCTTTGGTGTTCCATACTTCGGTTGTATATTTTGTTGACAACCAAAAACAAACAACTCCAAGCAAAAAATGAGTAACGGCTGAAATTGATTCAACTTGAAATGGATGAATTTTATTAACCGATAATTTTCTTAATACTGCGGCGATTCCAAATGAAACCGTAGCCAAACCAACCAACATTGCTCTTTCGCTTGTAATTTGGTTCATTTTTACAACGATGATTCCATAAATGATTTAATTAAAATTGAACCACAAATCACTCGTTCCTCAATTTCTCTATGTCCAGGAAGTTCAACACAAGCTGTAAACTTAACACCTTCATGATTTAATTTATCTTCAAACGATCCGTCACATCGTTGATAAATAATTCCACCTGAAATTGGATCATCATATATTGTTCCATTAGAAACTAATCCAAAACATTTTGATCCCAATGATCGAAACCCCATGATTTTATTATTAATACTAGAACTATAAATATAAAAACGTTTTTGATCAGGATCTTCATGTAATGACATAAAGCCATCCTGGGCAGCATCCAATAACATTGAAAAATTATCAAGTAATATTTGGCCCTCAATTGAAGATTTGTTTTTTATAATCCGCGTATGACAAAATCCTCGATTTGGATCTTTGTTTTGTTTATTTAGTCGATTAAGATTTTTAAATCCATGTGGGTTAATAAGAGGAAGAATTGTAAGTGAAACAGAATCAAACAATGATTTTGGCAGTACTTGAATAGCTCTTTGAACTGCCAACACACCCCCTGGTTCATTTCCATGAAACCCAGATGCCAACAAAAGTTTTGGCTTATTGTTTTTAGATTTTTTTTGTTTTAACATTATAATAGGAACGTTATTAGCGTTTCCTAAAATAGTACAATGTAAATTAACACGATTTGAAATCGTAGAAAAATTTTCTACCATATCATGATCAATCGTATTTACATTCATTATTAAATGGTATCAATATATTATTACAATGTTCAATTCAATATCACGGAATCGCATCTGGATTCGTTGTCCAGTCACGAAATTCTGATGTTGTTCTATCAATAAAACCCCAACTTTTCGCCCTAGGACCGGTGAAAAACAACGTCCACGCCCCGGCTTTTTCATCAAGTAAGTCAACACGATGAAAATTCGTAGAACGAATCATATTAAAACTTCTTGGTTTAACTAACCTACGTTCAATTTTCATAAAACAAATTGGTGGTTCACATCGCCCGCGTTCGGCTTCACAATTTTTTGCATGTGAATACACAATTTTATTATTTACATATTGAATTTGACAAGGATCATTAATACGTTCTTCCAAATAACCCCCGGAAAGAACAAATGAATAACCCCATTCCCATGGATGATTATGAAGTTCTAATCCTTGATCGCTAGCATGAAAATGATGTAAATAAATGTTTCCCCACGTTCGATCTTTTCCAAAAAGATAACATCGAGTTAGGTACGGTTTACCTCCAACGCTAATCGTTGTGTGCGGTAATTTTGATTCTAAAAAAGTGAATATTGTTTCAAACACGTTCATAACAATAATACTATATAAACTTTAAAGTTTGTTCACTATCATCTGTATTTTGAACGAACTCCCAGCCTGCTCTAACAAACCAACAACTATCAAGATTAACCCAACGTTGATTTTCAATTGAATAAGAAATGTTATTAGAAATTTTGTCGCCGCCCCACAACATACAATTGATTTCATATCGATCATCGATATTAAATGCATGATAATGATACCTTGGTTCTGTTTCAAGTTTAAATGATATAATCATCATTAAGTGATGATATAATAAATCATCATATCTCCAAAGAGCGCCAGGCAAAAACATATTTTTAGTTACAATTCTGCCTGTATAAATATCTGTGTAGTCATCTACTATGTAATTCACAGATTTTCAAGTTCTTTTTGAACATCAACAACACATACTTGAATATCTACAAGAGCATCCAACAAACACTGTTGACTTTTTACAACTGCACTCTTTTCACAATCAAGTGAAACACATTCATCACTCCCAGCAACGGCGGCGCCTAGACATACTTGAGCTTTATCGTTTGCGGTATCCATACATCCTGACAAATTTAATTTTATGTCTGGCGTACATGAAACACAAAGAAATGTGAGCATGAAAACCATAGTAAAATATTTGTACATATATTAATAATATACTATTGACAATTCACAATAACATATAATAGAGCATCACGATCGCTAATAAATCAAAGTGGCTTGAACCCTTCATCACGTTTCTCATCATAGGCAATCCAGCATAACCAGCCAGATAATCCCGGCTCATCAGGAAACCCAACCAAACGATATTCAAGATCTGTGTAAATCATTCCGTTATCTGTATGATCCCGTTCCTCACTTTGTTTTCGTTCGCCCAGATCTGTAATAACCATCCCATCAGTAATTTCCTTATATTTTTTTCCAGTTATGTCAGGACTAACTAAGTGTGCAACGGGAGATGAGACAAAATCATTATACCCGGGTTTTTTAATCATTTTAAGTGATTTACCATCATGATATACGTATTTTTTATTTTTATTCGTGGCCAAGTCATTATCAAGGTCCGCGAAGGCGAGAACTTCAGATATTATTGATTTAAGATTTTTAATTGTAGTTTTCATAATGTCAGATACATAAATATAAATAAGATTTAAAGTAACATGTCTAAAAATAAACAAACGCTCAAAAACAAAAAAACAAATTTAATTTTTGAAAAAGCATTTTCTCCCAAAAATGCCACAAAATCTGGCTTGGCTTTGTTTAGGTGGAAAGATCCTCAAGGCGGAGTAACATATGCTTTGTATGATGCAAAGGCCACAATCGAAATGTTACAAAATGAAAAATACATAAACGATCCCGATGGACCAGACTTAACACATATGTTAGAAATTCTTCTTGACGAAACAATGGTTGGGATGGTAAGTGTTAATTCACGAATTAAGGGGAGTTGGGGCGCATCAGAAATTCAAGCAATCGCAGCCAAAAAAGGATTTGGACCTTTGTTATATGATATTGTTATGGGTATTGAAGGCGGATTAATTTCAGATAGAAATAAAGTATCAAGTCAA